ACTCTATATTCAGCCATTACTTGGTTACTTCGGGTGTGACGGTTACTATACCTTCTACTATACGGGTCACTTCACCTAAACCATTAGTAATCTGTAAGTCATAAACATAACGATCTGGAGATAGAGTAGCTGTTTGATTAGCGGTAAGAGAAGCTCTTACAGTACCATTAGAATATACACCAATAGTAAAGGAAGTAGCCGAATTAGAAGCGTAATTCCGGCGCAGCTGACCCGCGCCGGTATAATCAGTTAGATTAACTATATCGTTATTTGCATCTTTTACGATGAAATCAACAGAGAAAGTAGCTCCCTGATCTATTGTAAGGTTTACTTTGTCAGCCATAGTACCACTCTTTTTATTGTATTTATAACTTTATTGAATAGAAGGGTACTATAACTAGTTTCTATCGCGATACATTCCTAGTTAATTCGCGATATTTCGCCATGAGCGCGCTACCCTGAGGTCCAGCTCTAACTACCCATTCTCCAGCAAGCTGTGTACCGATTGCTCTTAAATCAGTCATTAACTTTGGTGTAGCGGTATATACAGTGATACCTCTACTACGTAGAGTAGCTACCATTTCTATTTCTGACTTTTTAGGTTCGTCAAAGCCCTTCTTATTGCCGTTTTCTGCAGCTTTAAGTACTACCCGCTTAATATCGGTGGGCAGTCTATTAAACGCTGCTGTATTTACAACTACAGGTGATCTGTTTCTCATTCCACCGACATCGGTAAAGTACTTGACATAATCCCAAGCCTGTGCATCAACACCACTCTGTGCCGATGTAAACATTGACTGTGCCATACCAGAAGCAAACGCCTGTGCAGTTTCTGCTGCACTAACATTTAGCGGTCTAGTATCCATTAAAGTAGCCATTCTTGTAGTAATAGGATTATACACTCTAAATCTTTGACCTCTAAGATCGGCAACACTGTAGATAGGAGCTTGAGTGTAAATACCCTGGCTAGGCCACATTACTGAAAAGATTTCAGTAGCACCTCTACTGGATATACGTTCTTTTACATATGGCTCTGTAGCCGCTCTTAGAGCGTATGATTCTTCCCAAGTATTAGCAAGAAACGGTACACCTTCCACTTCAAAGAATGGATCTTCATTTCCATGAATAGAGATTAGTACCTTACCGGCCTGTACCTGGCCGGTTCTTACGCCTCGAAAAATCTGACCATGTGGAAGTAAAGACGCTCTTGAATGTAGAGCGATGTCTAACTCTCCGTTGGTTTCTGTCTTAACCTCATCAACAAATTCTCTTACAATCCTACCTAAGAAATTTGTCTCTGCTGCTCCTATAGCCATCTGCCATTTAATACTAGCGGATGCTTCAGTAGTTAAAAAAGGTGAAGCCAGTACACCTGCTGCGCTGGCTAGAAGTGATCTTTTACTAATCATTGTTTTCCTCACATTATGCTATAAACTGGTTTTCCATTTAATAGTAATAGGTCATAAGATTCTTTGTGCTTTTCTTTCCAGGTATCCACCCAGGTTCTAGCAGCATCAAACCATTGCTGCTTTTCCGTCTCAGTAATAGTAAACCACTCATCCCTATAAACACGCCACTGTCTATTAGGGTCAGGGAATTCTGCTGAACCGGATTGCTTACTAAGGTCCATGATTCTATCCCTATTCATAAAGAGCTGAATAGCTAATTCATGAATAATTTGTTTATCACTGATCGTTTGTGACATTATTACTCTCTAACTGTTTATTTTTTAGTTTGTTAATTGCATGATTAACTATTAACTCGCCGGTACTTATGTTATGAACTTGATCCGTGCTCATCATAGAACCCATAGAATTAACTTCACATATTCTAACTCCGTCTTTATCTATAAACATATCTATTCTTGCAGTATCTAAGCCTAGAGTTCTTGTTGCTGTAAGAGAAGCATTTCTTATCTCTTCAGTTAGAGTACATGGTAGGTGAAGTCTACCCTCAGCAATAACAGACTTAAAAACAACATATTCTAAAGGCGAACCTAGAAATATTCTAGGAAATACTTCTTCACCTACCACTCTTACACAAAGCATAACAGCTTCTGCATTCTTAATATACTCTTGCAATATAAAACTAGGATAAGCTTCATTATTGATAAGTATTTCTTTAAGATGTTCTTTATTTCTAGCTAGATGTACTCTTGAGCCCATAGCACCGTAGATGCCTTTATAAACTAAAGGAAATCCGCCTAACTGTTCAATACTTACATCTAATACATCTAAATCTACATCACCGTAGAAGATTTCTCCAAAAGCACCACTACGAGGTACGTCGTTAAAATCTGTAAGTACTGTTTTTACAAAAGGGGTATCAGAATTTAAAATTCTATTTACTGATACCCATTTATTACAGGCCTCTATATGAGATGTTAGATCATTAACGTAAACAGTATCTATTGTTTTAAGAAAATCAATATTCTCAGTATAAACGTCTGATCTTCTTGGCACGAATGGATTAGATAAGATTGCAATCTCTGGTTTATTTAAATTAACCAATTCGCGATCAGAAGTATTTGCGGAGGTAACATTAAAAGCTTGAACATTGTAGCCATTCTTTACTAAAGCGTTAGTAATTTCTAGGTGAGTGTAGGCTAGTTTTGTATTTTCACTGGTTACAAGTAAAGCGTTTTTCATTTACTGTCCTAGTAATTTTTCTCTATGGGTGTTGCTCTTGTTTCAATAAAGTTAGGAGTTACCTGGTTAATAACTCCCCAGATATCTTCTCTATCTACTGGTAGTATGTATCCTTCATTAGACTCATCAAGTGCACGTACACGGTAAGGTAATGAGCCATTTGTAGCAGCTTCAAACGCAGCTGCGAAGAAAGCAATATGATCTGAGTATGCTGCGTCACAAGAAAGTTTAAAGTATTCACCCTGCAGAAACATGCATGAGCCTTTACATACTTGCAATACCGGACACTTAGAGCACTCTTCTCTAAACTTCCAATGAGTGGCAGTATTCAATTTGATCTTATCAAATCTACTAACATGGCCTATCTTATGTGAATTACCATTAGGTGCCATAGAAACAGCTGTAACGTTTTGACAGGTAAGTACATTACCTTGTAAATCTACAGCTATTGTATCTTCAGCGTCCATACCACACTTTTGACCTAGAGTGGTTGATTCCCTATAGTTAGCCCAGCTGTCGATCCATTCGTTCAATCTACTCTGAAGAATATGAAAACGGCCGATACCATTATTACGAATAGCCTGAATAGTACTTCTTCTATGTGCTATGTGCTCTTCTAGATTTTGAGGAACGTTCTTACGACCACCTTCGTCATATACATCAATAAATCCACCTTCACCTATAATAAATCTATCGTTGGGGGTTAGATTAAAGAGCTCTTCAAAGAACAACTGTATCTTTTCTCGATCCATATTTTCTCTATGAATCATTGAATTTATACTGATTCTACCTTCTGGTAGGAACCTATTAAATAGCTTAAAGAGTAATTTACGTTGAGTCTTATCATCGAAAGGGTCGGGGCCTCTTACGTTCTGGCCAGGACCGTCATGCGATACAGCCATACTAAATCCCATGTCATATAACCAATCTATAATTTCATCAGTAATCATAGATCCATTTGTAATAACAGAAAATCTAGTTTCAGGATATTTCTCTCTTAGTTTTTCAGCAAGAGGTTTAAATATCTTCCAGTAAACAAAAGGCTCACCGCCCCAAAACTCAATCTTTTCTGGCGGCTTAGATACCCAAGTATCAAGACTGCTTATAAACTTCTCCATATACTTTGTATTAGCATGTTCGATATTAGGTACGAATCTTTGTGAGCAGTACTCGCATGAGTAATTACAAGATAGACCTAATTGAATCTTTAAGGTCTTAATTTCTCTTGTCTTTGAACCAGGTGTATCTGCCGAAATAGCATTGACGTCTTTACTACTAAAATTACGGCTACCCGAAGATTTAATATTAATAAGCTTATCATTAGTATCTGTAATTTCAGATGTTTCATTATCATATATGTACTGCGCATCGTAAGTTCCTTGGAACTCTCCCGTTGTCTGATCGTACATCGGCCTAGTGCAGTCAATAAGAAATTTCATATTATATTCCTATGAGTTGTATTAGTTGGGTCTAAAAATTTGACGCCAGGTATTTGCTTCTTTACTTAGTAGAGCTTCACTATCAAAAACATTAGTTCCTAGTACTCTTTCCATTCCTGCCTCCATATATTTCTGTACTATGGAAGGATTTTGTAGCGAGCGTCTTATGATACTATTGAGTCTGTATCTAGCCGGCTCAGGTGTTGCAGCGGAGACAAAAACGGCTTGCCAGGGAACAAAATCAATATTATAACCTAGCTCTCTAAAAGTCGGTACATCAGGAGCAAGTCTACTTCTATACGTTGATGTAACTGCCAGTGCTCGAGCAGTATTAGCATTAACCGCTCTCATACCCAAAGCAGTGGAGTCGAACATCATCTGCAATCGACCCGCGACAAAATCAACAGCTGCTGGGGCACCTCCAGAATAAGGTATAGATACCATATTTGTATTTGTTACGTTCAAGAATAAATCAGCAGCCATCTGTAATGTGCCACCTTGACCTACCGATGCATAGTTAATTAAACCTGGATTTCTCCGCGCATAATTAACAAAATCGCTAAGATTATTTCTAGGTACCTGTTCTGCTTTATTAGATACTAGCAATACCATAGGTGATTCTACTATCATAGAAACTACAGATAATTGTGTGATAGGGTCTACGTTAGTATTAGGAAGATAGTACCTATGTGTAGTGACTCCATTTGCTGCTATAAAAAGCGTTCTACCATCAGCTGGTTGCCGCATAACATATTCTAGCGCTACAGTGGTAAAGCCACCAGGTCTATTCTCAACTACTACAGGGTTACCAGTATGTTGAGAAATAGCTTCTGCTAAAATTCTTGCTGTAACATCAGTAGTACCGCCCGCACTAAATGGCACTACAATTCTATAAGTCTCAGGCTGCCTTGCGTGTGATAAAGGGCTTATAGAAAGAGCCAATAACGTTAAAATTAGCACGCGGAATATCATTATCTGTCCTTTCAAGTGGTGTCCATGTATTATAATCAAAATCTACGTCTCGTACCCATGCACCGACGATTAAGTTATCAGATACAATATGTGTATGAGACCCGTCTGTGCAAAGAGTATATACTAGGCTTTCTTCGGAGAAAGAAGTATCAACTTCTATAGATTCAATTAGCTCTTCTCCGTCTGTAGTAATAAGAGTCATACCAACTTTAAGTTGATGTGTTTCTGTTCTAGAAAATTTTGTATTGCGATGCAATTCTTTGGTACCATCATTATCTACCGTCATTAACAACGTAGTTTGCTTGGTACCTCTATCTAGATTAATAACTGCCCAGCCATCTGTAGTCCAGTGCTTGTGTTCCCCTGTAGTCCTATGACGGCTGTTAATAATGTATAATTTACTCTTACCTATCTTAATACTATGAAGCATTTGTACTTTATTCTTATAACCGTACCCGCCCTCTACAAGATCACCTACTTTAATTTGATCGATAGGTTTCTTAGATCCGTCAGCCATAGTTACTAAAGCGTCTGCAGGGAAGCAGCAATCGCATACACAAGCACAGTCGCAGTTAATAGACCAAACGTTCTGTGTACAATTATATGTCGGGTTACAGTTACAATTGTTTTGAAACCAAGCTCTTGTATCGCAATTAGTACAGTTGATAGCGGTAACAAAACAATTAGTGCAATTTATGTTACCGCAATTACAGTTACCTGTAGCACAGTTACCATTATTGCAATTACCGTCCATATTACGCTGATACCAGGCTTTGCTATAATAATTATTAATAGCGTAAGATCGCTGACCTACCTTGGTATTGTCATAGATCCAAGACATACTAATACTTGTACCGCTAGCTATACCAGCTTCGGTATTAAAGTTGTTATAGGTTATTGTTCCTGACGCAGGTAATGTCATTTATTTCACTCTTGCTTCTAATTCTCTAACTCTTACATTTAATTCTTTAACAGCTTCAATAAGAAGAGATGTAATATTACCGTAGTCAACACTATAATAACCGTTCTCATTCTCATGAACTACTTCAGGTAGAATTCTCAAGAGGTCCTGAGCAATAAACCCGATCTTTCTCTTTTCATCTGACAATCTATTATAATATACACCTGACATCTGGTCAACTAAATTTAACGCATTCTTAATTGGATGAATATTTGTCTTTAACCTGATATCAGAATAGGCAGTGATGTTAGATGACGCGGTAAAATTACCACTATTATCCATAGTAAAGATAACAGAATTATACGCGTCATTAATTATTTCCAAAGCACCACTTGAGTTAATTCGAAAATACTTTTTGCCATTAGTAGCACCTGTACCTTGCACAGCAAGGAAAGTGTGTATATTAGCACCACCGACACCATTATTACCTGATAGTTGTAGTTGTGCTCCAGAGCCAATTGTTGTAGATGTGCCGGATAGAATAGCGCCGTTAGATACGAAGTATGTCGCAGACCCTACAGTAAAAGTATTACTTACTGAAGAATTAGAGTATAATGATGAATTAGCGCTACCATCTATACTAATACTGTAAGTACCTGTTAATCTACCGGTTGGCACAGTACCAGTGCTTAAATTAGTAGCATTAGTATAGAAGCTTGCAGCTTGACCGTTCAGGAAAGACGCATTATTTGATGATATAGTTGCGATGTAGGATGCATTAACATATAAGCCAGTTGTGTTAGCAACGAGTCCAGTTTTGGCGTCTGCAAATACACCTGTTGAATTAGCAACAATACCATTATTGGCATTAACCGCCAACGACCCTGTTGTGGTAACAGAGCCAGTTAAACCAACCCCACTCGTTACAGAAGTAACCGCAGTGGAGTAGCTCTGATCACCTCTAAGGAAAGTAGTAGAATCAGCAGTACCAGACCCTAGACGTGCGGTAGGTACTGTACCAGTAACTAAGTTAGTAGCGTTTGTATAATATGCTGCTGGTTGCGATGCCAAGAATGTAGCATTATTTGCAGAGCCGGTATAGACAGTGGAGTTTACCGTAGCTCCATTTACGTTAATACTATTATTAGAAACTGTTACGTTAGCGGTGGTATTACCTACTTTAATCTGCGCTGTAGTAATATTAACATTTGCACCGATGTTAATACTTGTAACGTTAGCAGTTGTACCGTTTATGGTCCCAAGTGAACTCAGACCGGTAACAGTTAGTGTATTAGAAAACGATACACTATTAAGAACTGCTAATGTACCATCTATATCAATAGCTGTACTATTAGCGAATGTATTAACAGTACTATTACCAATAGTTAGACTAACTGTAGTAATATTAACGTTTGCACCTACATTTACTGCGGTTGTGTTGGCAGTTGTAGCATTAACAGATGTAAGTGTAGTTAAACCCGTTACATTCAATGTATTCGATAATGTTGTTGCACCTGTTACTGCTAACGTATTAGATAAAGTAGTATTACCTACTACAGTAACTGTGTTTGAGAATCTAGCAGCACCTACTGTATTGGAAGTAGTATTAACGGTAAACAGGCTAGATGATTGTAATACTGTGGAATTAACTACTGTCGTACCGATTGTTACCGAGTTAGATGCGTCTAGATTAGTAGCATCAATTAAAGTAAAATAACCATTTCTAAATGTAGAAATAGTGTTGCCGAGATCGTAAGTGCTGGTTACTGGTGGTATTAAGTCACCAGCGACGCTTAAATCAGATGTTGTAGTAAATACACCATCTACTACTAGATTACCAGAGAAGTATCCATTGTTGGACGACACGTAGGTAGAATTAACTACGCTGTTACCCACTACAATTCTTGCTACGGATGAATTAGCAACAGCAGTAACGGTACCGCCACTACCAGTTACTACAAAAGCAGTTGAATTAATACTGGCACCACCAACAGCAACACTATTACTAGTTATAACGTTAGCAACAGCATTGACAAAAGTAGCTACACCGGTAGCGTTTAAAGTATTTGATAATGTCAGCGCACCTGAAATTGTTGCGGTGTTGCTTATAGTTAAGTTTGACGAGATAGTTAGTGTATCTGTAGTAGATACGTTACCACCTCTTAGTGCGGCAGTAGCAAATAAAGTATTAGCGCCAAACCGACCAATAATCGTACCGTTACCTGTAGAGGTATTACCTGTAGCTGTACCATCAACAGTTACTACATGGTTTGTCATATTGTGTGCGAGACTGTTAGTCTTAGCTACCCATGTACCGAATGTATCGGTTGTGATATCTAAATTTGCAGTAGTAATTGTCATTATTTGCTCTCTAGAACCCTACTGATTAAAATCTTTATCTCATTTATATCGTTTCTAAGATTACCAAATTCACTAATCATATCGTTTAGTACACGCTCTCTGTCACGTCTTGCCTTATAAGCGGCAAGACCGTTATTATCAATATTTAGTAGGGCACTCGAACTAGTATCTCTAACTAAATCGTTGCGGTCTTGAACTTTAACGTGCATTTTAGATCTGCAATGCAATAGCGCGCATATCGGCTATTCTTGGAATTAAATGAGTTCCAGCAGTTGACGTCATTACAATCTTAATTGCAAATACTTTAAAGTCATCAACAGGAGATCCTGCAAGAGTATAGTATCTAATAATATTAGAATTATTAGAGTTTCTAGCAGCTGTTTTACCAGTACTAATATTAGCAGCAGTATTAGCAGGCAACCTATAACGATATTCATTGTATTCTTTATAGTTAGTCTTACTACCAACTACACTGGCTGGTGTTACCTGTTCCATTAACGACCAATATTTGTCACTAAATGATTCTGAATCTTCTGCACCTTGTACTTTAACATATACGTAGATTTCAGTACCTGATGGCTTGTTTGCTGTTAGATATACTTCAATATCTTCAGCGTCCTGACCTTCAGCTAATGTAACTCTCTTACTAACATACTTACTAGTAATTACAGTATTACCGCCAGGGAATGTTTCATTATTAGCAATTACTGTGTTACCAGTAGAGATCTCATTCTTAATTACAAGAATGCTTTTCTTGATATCATTAATGATTGGAGATATTTTTGCATTAGTAGATGAGATAGTAGCTACTAGCTCAAGAGAATTATTACCACCCATACTATTAAGTTCGTTAGATCTCGAAAGTACTCTACGCTCAAAATCTACTAATTCCATCTCTATATCGTTTTGAACTGGTGTACTGAGACTCTCTCTTGTAAATGATGAAAGTGGTGTACCGTTTAGAGTTAAGTTAACAAATGTACCGGGAGGTCTTGCAATAGACAACTGAGGTACCGCTACACTATATGTAACGTTATCAACACTAACTAGGTTAGCTCTAGCACCACTAACATTACCAATAATAAGAGTTTGTGTATTACCAAGAGTAAAGTTAGCAGTACTATTTGCAGTACTATTAGCAATGTATAGATCACCATTTACTGGATCTACAAACTCAACTGTACCAGTCAACCCACCATTAGCATAAAGCTTACCAATACTAGCATTATTATCAATAAAGGATAGATTTGCACCAACTCGAATATTTGTTGTGTTGGGTAGCGCGGTAATAGTTCTAACGTCAGTATTTGTACCAGTGTTAGAAGAGATATAAATTACATCACCAACTGAGAAAGCTGATTGTGCAGTAGTAGTTCCGATTATTATTGAGTTAGATAGTGAACTATTAACTGTTGCACCGGAAGCTACTGTTACGACAGCATTAGATACGTAGACCGTTTCACCTGTTAGAAAGGTACTCTTGAAGTTATTAACACTTAGATACTCTGTTTCTGAGTTCTTATAAGTGATTGAACCTGAAAGTGAAGAGAAGTTAGCACGGTAAATAACACACTTAATATCTTCTTTTGTATACGCAATCCATACTCTATTTGTAGAAGATGTAAATAAGTCACCCATTGGATTGTTTTCATAGATTGGAGCATTAGTAGTAACGTCTGTACCACCAATCTGTGCAACCCAAATCTTTGTATCGGTGTTATTACCTTGTGGTAATACTACAAAGCAATATTGCTTCTGATTTTCAAGGTATAGAGGAGTATCAAATGTTACAGTTGTAGCGAGAGAAGCATCGCTACTTGTATTAATACTAGCAGATGTAATAACTTTTCTGCCACCCGGAACAATACGGGGAGTGGGGTACCCTGTATCTTCATCTACTTCACGTAGCTGAACCTCAACACCTAGGGTCGCATGTTTCTGCTGGAAGAACAGATCAATTTTAGTTACAATAATACCTGGTAGTCCCGTTGCTGAATCATCTACCAAGAATGACTGAGCAATAGGATCATACCAACCTACAATGTTGTTAGTAGTTTCGGTAGAAACGGATGTAATAACTGATTGAGTTTCTTGAGTTACAGTCTGAGTAATTTGAGGCTGTGTAACGTTAACTCCAGCGTTAGCTTTAGCAATAATAATATTACTACCAGTATAAGATCCTGTAGCAATGGTTGAAATTGTTTCAGCCTCTGCAACGAGATTTTGCACATCAACTAGCTTAAATATGCGTTCACCAGTCTTAAAGGTATTTTCAGGTATGTAGAAGATACCATATACTGTTCCGGTAGAATCGGTAGTAAGAGCACCGCCGAAAGATCCAATATCAACAAGTGATGAGTTAGATGCTTTACAGTTAGATGCTACTGATTTTTCATCGAAGAACGGGTAAACAATAGTACTAGGCTTTAAACCTCTTGCAGTAAATGCAACACGTCTTGAACGTAGATATGGTTGTACTGATACATCCTGTACAATTTCACCGAACGAGAATTGCTGGTTATATGCACTAAAGTTGGTATTAATAACATCACGTATTTGATTAGTTGTTTCAGTAACTGTGGTTGTGGCTTCTTGTCTAATAGGTCTGCCCAGGCCAGGGACAAAATTTGCAAACGAGGTTTCAGCTACAGTAGCTCCTAGAACTGTATTGGATTTTACATCAACGCTTGTTGTATTCCAATTGCCGTACTGAGTACCAAAGAATCCACCATTTGCAAGCGCAAGAAAAGGAGCTGCAAGATCGATGTTTACTACAACGTCAGGATTATACTTAATATCTGGAACATGGTCACCATCAGGCGATAAAGCTACACTTCCCTTCCAAACATATACAAGAGCTTCAGCGCAGTTTCTTACCTTACTAGCAAATGGCTGTGTAATGAAAGGAGTATGTGAATAATTTAGAGTTGTACTTGTGCTGGTTTTAACGGTAGAAGTAAGTGTCTTATCCTGTAGAGGAATATATGCATTTACAAATTTAGGTCTTAGAATACTACCCTTTGTATCAATAGCGGCTTTGAACTCAGGGCTACCAGTATCTGCAATTTTAAAGTCGTTGAACGAGTCTACATATAATCCGTTCTTAAATCTGTTATTACCGCTAGAATCGGTAATTAGTAATTTATCAGTATCTTGCTCAAGAGTGGATAATAGTGTATAATATTCTAGCGTGTTAATACGCTGGTCTAACACGCCTACATCACGCATAGTATATCTACGCTGTTGAAGTAGAGTATGAGTTACTAGATAATCATATCTATTGTATGTTCTTGATTCAGCCTGAGTTAATGATGGGTATGGTGGTATACTTACTACACCCAGTGTCATAGCACCTTCTTGGTCTTTCGGTGTAGTTGGATAAAGGCCGGCAATACCTTCTACGATATTAACCTTACCACTCGGAGACATTGTAATTTTGTCTCTTCTTCCAAGGTAATAATTAATATCCAATGAAGCAGTAGTATCAGGTGTAGGTACTGAGATTAGAGATGCATTAAACGTATTAGCAGCACCATGCCCGTCGGCAGGGCTTACAGTAGCAGTAGAATTAGAAGTAGCATATGCAGCGGTATTAGACATAACGGGTCTAAAATCAATTGCATCTCTTAGAGTTATCGCACCTTCTCCTCTTTGAAACGCATAAATTGGTATCTCAGCGGTCTTAATAGTGGATAAGGTATTAGCAGTAGAAGAATCATCTGTTGAGTATGAGTCTACTGTGAAGAAACCATTACCGGTACTGTTATTAGCTTGCAAGCAGTCTAGTACTACAAGTAGGTATTGATTAGCTGTAACAGTATGACCCGTACCTGGTTTAATCTTAAGATATGCATGACCGTAATATGCGTCTCTTTGACCTGTATCTAATGTAAAGTAATCTACATTATTAGTCTCTGTATTACTTAGAGTAGACCCTTGATAAACGGCTTTAATTTTAAATACGTCAGATAATCCAAGTGGCCAGGGGCCGACCGTGTTACCAGGATTACTCGTGTTGGCTAGAATACCAACGTGCACGTCTCTCTTGACGATTTTTGAGAGTACTGGAAATGACTGGCGTGTAACGTTGAACGATACAGCTGCACTAAAAGATACCCCTAGGCCTGTATCAATGGTAGCAGAATTTGATGTTGTAGTAATTGAGCCTGCAGATACTATGTTTATTGGTCTGCCAATATTTACCCCGGTATTTGCACTGGTAGGTATAATAGTAAACTCACTCTTTTGATTTTGAGTAAGAGAACCAACATCAGCAAAAACAGTATTAGACCCCACGGGGGAGATCCCAGTTGCTTGACCGTTAGTAAAAGTAACCGACACTGTCTGTCTTGTTGTATAGGATCTATCGGATGTATTTGCTAGTGCTGTACGTCCAATTGGAAATACTAACGAATCTAAATTACTATCGTTTAGTACTGCTTCGCTACTAGCATTAAGTATAACGTCACCAAAAGCATTAGCGCTAGAATTACTAGATGCAATGCACTTAACGTCTTTAAAGTTAAAAGTGTTTGCCATATTAATATCATACAAGTAGATATTATATGTGGCGTTAGCAAGACCAGGAGTACCCGAACTATATGCTACTGAGCGTACATAAGCTGTGCCAACTTCTGATCCAGGATATGACCTGTTTGAGTACTGACTATTTGCAATTGCATTTGCAGCTGCACTTCTTAGTGATACTCTTGTAAAATTGGGAAAGTCAAAATTACCAACGAAATTATTTACAGTTACATAATTACCATACCCTGTACCTACCGTTTGATCGTCAATACTTGATACATCAGTACCTTTTCTAATATTTGTACTTTTCTTATTTACAAACTCTACACGATAACCCTGAACGTACCCTACACCTTTATCAATTGATAATGTGTGATATGTTGTATTAGAAGTATTTGCAGAAATAGACAATTCAAACGGGTCAATAATATAATGGCCGCTCTCTTCATATGTACGCTTAGCTAACTGTCTTCCTAGCTGGGCGTACTGTGGGTCTGTACGAACTGTGGTAGGCGCACCTGCTTCAAAATCTACGATTGAAAAGAAACTATCCGTATTGGAAGAAGTAGCATTAACACTAGTATTATCCGTAGTACGTACAACTAGATTAGCGGTCAACTTTAAGCGATTAGCACCGGGGGCATTATAGTTAGGAGCACCTAGTGCATTGTCGAGTAGAGTCGCATCACTATCAGCAGTAACTACAATTTCGTTTGTCTTAAATCCTACAGATACACCGTTGGGTTGGTTATTGTATTTTGTTACGATAACACTCTGTGGATCAACACGAACAAAAAAACCTTTTTGGAAGATTACACCCTCAGAAATACCAACAGAGTATCCTACGCCGACTGCATTAACAGTTGAATTAGCTACAGTAACAGTACCAAATAAACTGTTAGCGGTCGTTCTAATCTGTATAAGCTGATTAGGGTCATATTTCTTTTGCGGTGAACTATTTGAATATGTACCTGAGTTAAGATACTTAATGTATAGTGTATTGAGGTCTGGATTAGCTGATTCAAAGCCAGCTACTGCATCAACGATAATAGCTTCTAGTGATGTATTTGAAGATAGTACTTTCTTGCCAATAAAATCAGAAAGAGAAGTAATAGCAGAACCATTACTGTAGTTATCTAGAATTTTAATGTAGTCAAGTTTATTATCAAAGTAAACGGAACAACCTTCTATAATAGAGCCATCAACAAAGATGTGCTTACCAAATTTCTCAACCTGATCTTGAAGAATAGACTGTAGCTGAGTTAGTTCACGAGCCTGTACTGCTGTAGAAGGACGAAATAAGATCCTATAGAAATTATTATTAGCGTCAAAATCGTCAAAGTATGGAGGCGTGTTAAAGTTAGTTTCTAAAGGCATTATGTCCCTCTAAGACCTTAAAATTTAATAACGAGTTTAACAGATTCAGTGCTTATGTCAGTGCGAGTGACGGGCGAAAGGTTTTCTATATATAGTACAGATCCGGTATCACGAACTAGGTTTGGCCTTACTATTGTGTTAGGATTCTCTGCATAACCTATTGCGCTAGAAGTAATTCCTATAAAATAGTTATTAGTACTCTCAGATAGAGTACCATCAACGTCTGCTAATACAATTACATTATACACGTCACTTACAGTAGCATTAGCGCCAGACGTAACACCTGTAACGTTGGCAGTGGTGAAAGTACCTTTTACGTTGGTTAGCTTTAAATGTGTACTATTGGCTCCAATTAATATACCATTAGCAGATGTACTCTGATTAATCTTTTCATTAATGGTAAAAGCCGCAGTATTACTGCTTATAATAAGATCAACTTCGTTTGCAATATCATATACTAATGCAGAGCCTATCTTGGTACCTATTGAGGTACGCATCTCCACTTGCTCGTCTACGTTAAAACTACCAGATAGCTGAGATAAAGAAACACGCGCTAGTTGATTAAAATAATCAAACGTGAGCGTTTTTGTATTATTAGCTGTCTTAATAGCACTAACATTAGCATATGCATTGGAAGAACTATCATAGACAGTATAACCAGAGATAAACGTACCTACTACGTTGCTTAATCTTAGTGTGGTACTATTTGCTGATATGAGAGTACCTGCCGCGCCAGTATTCTGTTGGCGCACATAACTGTTAGCAGATACGGTAAACTGACTTACGTTTACATTTGCTATAGCTGATGTATATTCTGTAGTAAGGCCAATAACTGTAAGGTTAGCAGCTGCTTTATCAAAAGTGCCCCTGACATTGCTTAGTTCTACTAGACTTGTATTGGAGTAAACTACTATGCCAGTCGCAAGATTAGCTTGGTAAACTACTTCACCAACAGAGAAAGTATTGGATCCAGTTAGATTAATTTTAACTCTATCATAGTTATTAATAGTCAAGTAAACATTATCAAATAGCGCATCCTTTATCAGACCGGCGGTTCTAAATTCACCATAGCCGGGAAGGTTATATTGTTCTGAATAACTATTAGCAAAGGTTACAGAAATACCAGCATACTCTGCTCCTAATTCAAACGCAGCATTACTTCCATGACCAAGAACAGGGCTGATTAATGGATTTAGGGTAGCGTTAGATCCAAAATTAGGATTAGCAGATACAGTTGCATTTGCTTGTGTGTAGTTAGAGCCAGGATCGAAAACTACGATTGAACTAATAGAAGTGGTGGTTGTATTGACTAAACTATACGCTGCAGCGTTAGTGCCGTCGCCACTAATAGTTACTTTAGGAGAGATAATATATTCTGTCTGCTCATTTGGTAACAGAGTAATAGTACTAACATTTGCTGATCCACTAGAAGAGCTTATAATACCAGCTCCTAGAATAAACGCGCCTGCAGTATTAGATAAAGTAATAGTAGGATTTGAAGCTACTGCTGTAACATTTGCAGATGTATTAGATGTCACACCTATAATTGTTGCATTGTCAACAAAACCAGATCCTGTTATGCTAGAAATAATTAACTTGGAACTGTTAGCAAATGAGATAACGCCGTTTGTAGAGGTACTGGATTGAGTTACAATTTCACCTAGATCATAACTGCCTGTCGTATTACCAATCGATAAAATAGCTCCGTTTACGTCAGCAAAAGCAACAATACCGTTAGCAGAAATATTGGTTATACTTGCAACTGTAGCAGCAGAATTTACTTTATAGTGAGCATTTGCTGAATAC